AGAGATTACTACTCGTTTGGGTAATAATCCAACTTCTGAGATTCTTCACAACAGACGTCGTGTCGGCTTAGTCGATTACGAACTTGGTAAATACATTGATGAAAAAGATCTAAAACGTGTTGTTACAGATCCAATGAATGCTTACACACAAGCATTACTTGCTTCTGGTAATCGTAAGATTGATGATATCATCATCGACAAGTTCTTTGGTACAGCCAATACAGGTAAATCAGGTGGAACAGCCGTAACATTCACAGATAACGCTGAAGACGCAACAACTGTTAAAGTTGGAGCATTATCAGCTGGTAACATCGTAACAGGTGGTAACTATGTGAAAGACACAGGAAACACTGAAGGTTTCTCAATCGGTGCTAACTTCACAAATGGTACAGCAGGTGCGTACGGTCTTACAGTTGACAAATTGTTAGCTGCTAGATCAACAATGTTACGTTTACACGCTATCGACCAAGATGAGGTTGTTAACTGTTTCATCGGTGCACGTCAGTTCGAAGATCTATTACAAGAAGAAAAGGTCATCAACTCTGATTTCGCAATTCGCAAATCACTAGCTGAAGGTAACATCACAACATTCATGGGCTTCCGCTTCATTCACACAGAACGTCTACCATTGTATGACGGAACGAATGATGACGAGCGTCGTGTTATTGTTGCTACACCAAAAGCTCTTAAGATGTCAGTTGGTACTGGTCTTAAAGGTGATATGTGGCGTGATCCTTCCAAGAAGAACGCTCCTTACTTATACTACAAGTTGTGTGCAGACGCAACACGTATGTGGGGTGAAGTTGCTGGAGAGATCCGTTGTGCTGAGTAATTAACTTATCGAGTTACCTCCTAGCTTCTATGCTAGGGGGTACTCCCTTTTAAGATGGCTTTAACACACACACGATATAAAATAATGAACCACGCTTTAAGACACGTGGGTAGTTATCATTTAGAAACTAATGACACAACTAGTGCAACATATGAGATTGCTAGTCGTGCGTACGAAGAAGCTATTTTAGCTCTTTTCGCAGAGAACACGTTTGAATACAACACAAGAAGACAATTTTCCACAGGAGATGATACATCTACTTTACTTAATGCTAATAAACCATCAGACTTTTGGAGTTATAGGCACACATTAAACAGTGGCGGTCCAAACCAACTTCAACAATACGAGACACTAGTTAAGGTCACCAACAAAGAAGGAAATCTAATTCTTGATTGGGTTCTAGACGAATATGCTGCTAGTGGTACCACATACGGAGAGATTCCATATCTGTTTACAACTGAAAAAGAGGTTCACATATATTACTCTTTTATACCTAACTTAGACAATGACTCAGGTAGTTCAAGAGGGGACAAAGCATCAAACTTACCAGCACATCTAGTTAGACCTTTGATTTTATACATGGCACAAGCAATGGCTATTGAATTATCTGGTTCTGAGAATAGACAAGTTTTGTTGTACCAACAATATGAGAGATCTTTAAGACGTGCTAGGGTGGTTGACTCTAGGTCTTCACCTGCACAGAGATACATACACGATGGTAATTCACAATTGATAAATTCTCATTACGGATATGGCTCGGTATAGTAACGTACAATCAAATTTTTCTGGTGGGTTAATAACCGACTATGTTGTTAATAGGCTTGATATTGAACGCCTAAAAAATTCTGGTAGACAGTATGAGAATTTCTTACCAACTATTCAAGGACCTACTGAGTACAGACCAGGAACAGAACACAAATACAGAGAAGCTGGAACAACTTATATAGGGAGTGTAAGTGCTTCAATAACATTTGCATCAAATATTTCATATAGATGTGTATTTGGATCAAGAGAGGTAAAGATTTTTGACAACAAAGGAGCTTTAGTTGATACTGTAGGAACACCTTATAGTGCAGGTGAACTAAAAGATTTAAAGTTTAGTTCTGAAACAAATGAGTTGTATGTAACTCATCCATCTCACAGACCTAGGCTTTTAACAGGTGAGGATGGTTTTGAATTTACAGGTTTTAATTTACAAGATAGTGCAGGATTAAATTTACTTACTAATGATGACCCAAGACTTCAGTTAACTGTTAATGCAGGCGTTGTACAAGGAGGTGGTGATTGGTCGTTAACAGAGATAGATTTTAAAGTAGAGCCATTTTTGGAAGAAGATACTTCAGATATAAAAATGAAGTTAACCAAAGGACAAGAGATCGCAAAACTTGAAAGTTCTGATGCAGAACTACAAACAATAATAGATGCAGCAACACCTACAGATTTTTATGTTGAGTACTCTATTAATGGTAAAAGAGTGTTAGGAAAAGTATTGGACTCTAGTTCATCAACTAATTACTCTGAAGTCGCTGACCCATCAGTTAGTGGTGGTTTGTACACATTATATGTGGATGCTGTAGATTTTATAACAGATATATCAGAACCAAATGCAAAACTGCATTTGTTAGACAACGCAGAAACAACCAACGGATCTATCCAAGAAACACAGTTTATACAAGAAGGTGTACCTGATGGTGATGTGCATTTACGTTCGGACGTTGATATATTTGACAACTCAAATGTTGGCACTTGGATAAGAGTGGGTGATGACAGAAGATCTTCAGACGTACTTTTAGGTGAGGATTCAAAATTCAATTTAACTCGTTGGGTCAAGATAACAGATTATTTAGCTATTGAGAGTCACCCTGTAGAGTTCTATCGTGGAGCTAAGTATCAGGAAAAAAATAACAACACCCCACTTAACCATGACTACACTGTGTATGAATCTGGTGGTGTGTATAAGGCGTATGGTAATTCTAGTTTAGATATTGACAATTATGATAACACCAAAACAGGGGAGGTTGCACCTAATAATGGAAACAGAGTATTTTCTTGGACAGGTGGTAAATTTGTAGGTGCTCACCACACCGTAGGTGATAACCCAATAGTTGGAAATTTAAATACCGCTAAAAGTTTTGAAGTTTTAAAGTGTGATAGTAGTTTAACAGTTCAAGAGTATGATGCTAGTATTAATTCCACTGGGAAGTTAGTAACTACTACCGCAGTTAATACTATAGCAACAGAAATTGCTAATGATGTAACAATTACTGCAACAGGAGCATTCTTTGACACAACAAAAGATGTGGACAGACATATTAGACTAGAGTTTCCTAGTGGTATGGTGTATGCAAAAATTCTTCAACTTACAAGTAATGTTTCTGCAAGAGCACGGTTAAACACAGTTGTTCCTAGAAACCAAGCCACAGGGGGTTATGAATCTGATGGTGTTGCGACAGGTTTTAGTATGGGTGCTTGGTTTGTTAATAACTATCCAAGAGCTGTTGCTAAGTATGAACAAAGAAGATTTTACGGAGGTACTCAAACACACCCAAACTTAGTCTTTGTTAGTAGGTTGAATAACGAGCAGGACTTTTCTCCAACTCAAGAAGATAAAATAGTTCTTGATACTGATGGTTTCACATATGCACTCAGTAATATTAATGCAGCTATTTTCTGGATAAAATCTGCTAAGGATTTAATAGTGGGAACATCTCGTGGTGTTTTTAAATTAGTTGTAAACCAGTTCCAAGCTTCAGTCAGTCCTAAAACAGTACGTTTTGAGTTTGTTAGTGAGGTTGGTTGTGAGAAAGACGGCGTACTAGCAGGAACATCGTTCTTTTTCCCTGATGAGTCTAACACAGAGCTGTTGGAGTATAAGTACGAGTCTGAGACTGGTTTAAATGCAACAGAGGATGTTTCAAAGCTAATATATCCTAATCTAGTTAAGGATACAATCGTAAAGGTTGAGTTTCAAAACAACCCACAACCAAGGATCTGGGTGGTAGTGTCGTCTGGAAAATTGTATTGTTTGACATACAACTTACAAGAAAACTACTATGCATGGTCAAAGCATGACATTGAGAATGGGGTTGTTACAGATGTGACGGTGCTAAGAAGAGGTTTTGATTCTGGACTTGATCAAGTGTGGTTAACAGTTCAGAGAGGTTTTAATGATTTTAGATATGAGTTGTTATTTTCTGAGAACGACGATGATGACGAGAAGACACATTATTTAGATGGTGCGATAAAACAGGATGTTGATGTAGCAGCTAACATAAGCCCTGGAGGTACTCTTTCAATTGATGCTGATACTGCCCTGTATCCAAATGGTTCGACAGTATCTGTGGTGTTCAGAGGTAGGTATTATGGAGATTTCACTGTAACTCCTGGTGGCACTATTTCATTTGATATTGATGAAAGAACAGGAACATTTGAACTTGTGTACGGTAGAAGATACACAGGTATCGTTGAGTTAATGTACCCAACATGGGATGGACAGAACAAACCAGCGTTTGGTGCTGAAACTATTAGAGTTGTATCACAAAAAGTTCATTTGATAAACTCTACACTGTTCAAACAAGGAATTGACGGACAGCATCAAGAAATAAAATTACCTGGTTTTGATAATGGGCTTACCACATTCACAGGTTTTGATAAAGAAAGACCACTAGTAAACTCTCAGTTTGGGGTTGAAAAAGTTCCTGAACTAGTTCAAGATAAACCATATAAGACAGTATTTGGTTCAGTAGTAACAAAAACGGATTTAAATTAAGATGGCAGAAGATACTAAAGGATTTACAAAATCACAGAATTTAGGCATAGCTTCAGCTGGATTGTCGTTGGCTAGCTCTTTCAGTAGTTACTACGCATCAAAGGCTCAAGCTCGTATTGTACAAGCTGAAGGTCGAGTACAAAACGCTGTAGCACAAGCAAACGCTGACGCATTACGACTGACTTCTGAATTTAATGCTAAGATTACTCGAAACAATGCAATGGCTGCATCAAACCAGAAGCTGTATGAGAGTAGTGCATTAAAAGCAAACCGTAAACTTATATTACAAAAATCCCAAGGTGATTTAGTTAATTATAGAAGACAGATAAGGAGTGGGATAGCTGCGGCACAAGTATCCAATCCAAGACTTAGTACGGATGTTATAAAAAGCATGGAACTGGAGGCTTTTTCAAAAATCTCCACTGAGAACATAGATACTGCTGCAGCATTACAGTCAATAGATGAACAACTAACAGAGAACCAAAGAGTTGCTAAACTAACAATGCAGTATGGAAATTTAGAAGCTGATCAAATTTTAAGTGCAGGAAGAAACGACTCGTTCTACACAAGTTTGAGTGGCAGAAACGCACAGAACTCAGCTAACATGAGAGCTAGTATGATAAAACTACAGGCATCGTCAGACTTACTTGGTGGGGTGGCATCAACAGCAACAGGGTTAGGTACATATTTTTAATGAGGAACAATAATTAGATATGGCTATAAGAATTTCAAGTAACATACCGCAACAACAAACAGCAAACCCATCTTCTTTTGGAGCAATTAAAACTTACCAAAGTAGTTTGGCTAATGTGAAGGTTGCGGACACAGGCAGAGGTCTAGGACAAGCAGCACAAGGGCTAGCAAATCTATCAAATCACGTACGAAAAAAGGAAGAGGAGTTAGCTAATAGAAACGCTGACCAAGCTGTAACTAATTACGGATTGCTTCTTCAAGAGAAAGGTGACAAACTACAGCAAGCTATAAAAAGTGGAGACAAAGCAAGTATTGATGAAGCACAAGCTGCTTATGATGTTTTAAATCCTGAGAGTAAAGATTTTTCATTTAACAACTACGCAGATGAACCAGTAGACGAGAAGTATTATGCAAGATACACAGGACAGGTAAGACTGGGTTATTCAACTAATGCAACTAACTACAGTAACTTAAAAACTGAGATAAGTTTATTTGATCTGGAGGATAAAAATTTTAAAGCTACAAGAGAATTATACTACAAGTGGAAGCTAAACCCTCAAGACAATTCTGCAGCTAACACATTTATAACATCAGCGTTAAACAACGCTAATAGTGTGTCTAATAACTTTTCTGAACGTGGGACCAAAGTCAAGTTTCAGCAAAAATACTCTAAACAACTTAATGAGTTTTTTGAGTCAAAATTTGCTACAGCAAAAAATGAGTTTGACCTAAACTCAATGAGAAAAGATTTATATGAGGACCTTTTAACAGATGAGTGGGGCTTCTTTAATCATGAAGAAGCTGTAAATGACGCTTACGTTAAAAGACTAGGAGAGTTAACAAGTGGTAATGGTGAAGAAACAAAAGCCAATGCAAAAACTA